AGCTGAAGAGATGATCCAGGTTGTAACACGGACGTATTCTGATATTAAGACTGATGAGCTGGGACCGTACATGGAAGCTACACCGAATCACAGAGTTTATTTCAATGCCAGAACAAGAAACGAGGACCTAATGACTATGAATATGTTAACGACGCCCGCACGAGATAGTGGCGTGGTTACCACAATTCATAAGGAAGCAATATTGGCTACTTCGAAACTGTATAAAACAGCGAAGCTACCTGATTTTCAAGGCCAGTTTGATGTGGATGGCACTACAATTGGACACTTTTCGCGCATAAAATTCGACAACAAGGATTGCTTAATAACGGCATACCACGTTTTAGATTACAATAAAGCAGCGATAGTTAGGTTGAAGAAGGGTGATAAGCTTGTGCAAATGGACACCATTAGGACACGCATCGTGTGTGCGTCAAAGACTGAAGAGCTGGATTTCATAATTATGGAGTTACCAGCATCTGTCTTTTCGACCCTTTCGATGAAAGTGGGAACATGGACATCCAGAGTGCAAGCTAGAGAACCCATCTCTATACACCAGTTGTATGATGGTAAAAGCTGTGTTTCAAGTGCGTCGATCCGAGTCAGCGAGACGAAGCCATGGCACATAAATTATGGAGCCAGTACAACAAGTGGCACGTCGGGAGCGCCAGTTCTAGACTCGAGAAATCGTATAGTCGGCATACACGTTGAGAGTGATACACTTCTGAAGTGTAACACTGGTGTGATACCCCCAGTGTTTCGCAATGCGAAGAAGGAATCGCCTACAAACGAAGATATAGCGCAAGGACAACCTGAGCTGTATGAAGAGCCTGAGAGCGATGAAGAAAGAAATTTCCGTGAACAGGATGAGTATTTGGAAGAGCAATATCGTGTTTATTACGCGACAGAGCTGGAGAAGAACATGAGAATCTATGAAACGGAGATGTCTTGGGCTGAACAACTGGAGCGCATCGAGGACAAAGTGTCAGAGCAGATGGACGGAAGAAGGCAAGCTTATAAAACAATGAGACTGTCAAATACAGGGGCTTACGGAAAACACGTGAATCGAGCCGTAAAACGGGGAGTTTTGCGGAAAGAAAGCCCTTGGACATGTAGCAAATGTTTTACAATTCATGAGAAGCGAGGTTATACTTGTACTAGCTGCGGATTCGCCTTAGTCAAATTGACTAAGGAAAGAGTTAGCGACATAGAGAGAGGAAAAACTGTTGCACTCCAGGAATTGAGAAAGAAAATGCCTCAGGAGATGGCCGAAAAAGTGGTGGCTCACATGGATGAAGAGGCGATGATCGCAAGAGTTGCACTAGTTGTAACTGATATGCTAGAGAAGCGCCTCGCCAAAGACAGGATTTATCCTGATCTGCCTGAAGAAGCGACTATTAGATTAGACCGAGCGTTCGCGCAAAAACTGAAGACTGAGCCTAGCGCCCCAAAGTGGGAAGGAGGGCAATTGCATGTGAGAGGCGATAAACTGGTAACACAGCGATACGTCATGGATCAAGCAAAGTCTGATCGAGAGGGAGCGGTTGTGCTGAAGAGCAATCCAATCCCTATCGCGAACGTTGAATCTAAACCGTCAAGATCAGCCCTGCGCAGAGCACGGAAGAAGGAGACTCAAGCTGTACCGGCGAATGGTCAACCCTCGGAGTGTTTAAACTCGAAATCCCCAGCGGGAGCTGGGGTGCCTACTACGAGTGGACTGAAGAGCGAGAGTTCTCAGAGAGAAGCATCGAAATTGGACGTTCTAGCTGCACCTTCAATGGAAGTGCACCTAAGAAAGAGTCAAGCAAGTGGAAGCAACTCTGTGAAGAACACCCTGAGTACCGCCTGTATGCATGGCCCCCAAGGACCCCTGAAGCTGAAAAGCGAAGCTTCAAATTGCAGTGCGACCGCCATATTGTCGAATTCGAAACACCAGAAAAAGGAGAAATAGAAGCGTCAGACAAGCGCATATTACCCCTGTACTTGGAGCACGATCTGCCCAAGTTTCTGATGAGTTACGATAGGCAGGAGTGGAGCAGAGAAATTGACAGGATTAAGGACCACATAAAGCCTGAAGCTAGCCCTGGCGTCCCATGCGCAATCACTTCCAATAGAAATGATAAGCTCATGGAGATAATGGGTGAGCGGCTAAATGATGCCGTCCTGGATCGTGTCGAGAAGCTGCGAGCTACTGATATAGAGGAGCTACGTTTAACGGATAGAAGGAAGAGAATGGATGATGGTTTGATGGATCCAGTGCGTGTGTTCGTGAAGAACGAACCCCACAAGATAGAGAAAATCGAACAAGGAAGAGTCCGCTTGATAATGTCAGTGTCAATTGTTGACAAGATTATAGAGATGCTGCTTTCACGGCACCTGTGTAAACTTGAGATACAGAATTGGCGAGATATTCCGTCAAAGCCTGGGATCGGTTTCTCGGAGGGTGATAACGCCGCAGTGTATGAAGATATACTTGGCTGTGGTCTACCAATGAGTTTTGCTGATATACAAGGATGGGACTGGAGTGTCAAAGCGTGGATGATTGAAGACGAAGCAGAGAGTGCCATTAAGTTGGCCCGGCAGACGTCTTTAGTCTGGAGGCACCTGATGAGAGCGAAAGCTATTCTGGAATCTGAAACTGTGTTTCAGTTTTCAGATGGAGTCATGGTGATGCCGATCTACAAAGGCATTGTTAATTCCGGAAAGTTGAGGACAAGTCGAGGCAACTCATTCATGCGAGTGAGACTAGCTGACCTAATAGGTTCCAGAAAGACGATCGCGGCAGGAGATGATTCTGTGGAAAATACCGTAGAAGATGCTCAAGCCAAGTATCGACGACTAGGAATAGTCTGCAAAGAATACGAAACAGTTGAAACTGAGTTCGAATTCTGTAGCAGACTCTATGGGCCTGGTTACTCTTACGCGCTCAACAAGGAGAAGATGATCATGAACCTGTTGCATCAGGAACCGAGGAATTCTCTGGAGTTTAGAGCGAGCATGATAGGGTTTGCTGACGAGTTGTCATCAAGACCAGACTACGACCGCATTCTCGAGCTGATAGAATCAGTGGGCTACTATGAGGTGGAGGGGCCTCATTACGACGCAAGAAGTGAAGATGAGTTCTAAACCCTCAAACAACAAGGCTGTTAAGCAGAAACAGCCAACACAAAACTCTGCCATGAGTAGGAGTGCCAAGCGGCGAATGCGGCGAGGTACAAATACTCCATACAGGAG